AGAGGTTCAACACACAGGTGTGGTCCCCTTCCTCAAAAAGTTTGAGTCAACTGTCAGATGTTGCACTCAAAACGGGATCAGAGGTGGGTCAGCGACTGTCCACTTTCCTATCTGGCACCAAGAAATCGAAGACATCTTAGTTCTTAAGAATAACAAAGGAACTGAGGATAATCGTGTCCGTAAACTAGATTATTCAATTCAGGTCAGCAAACTCTTCTATGAACGATTCATCGCAGACGCAGAAGTTTCACTCTTCTCTCCCCACGACGTTCCTGGTTTGTATGATGCTTTTGGTCTTCCTGGATTTGATGAGCTTTATTTGGCTTATGAACGAACTCCATCTGTTCCAAGAAAGACTATCCGAGCTCAAGAACTCTTTTTGGACCTCCTGAAGGAGAGAGCAGAGACTGGTCGAATTTATATCATGAACATCGACCACTGCAATGAACACTCTTCTTTTAAAGATAAAGTGTATATGAGTAATCTCTGCCAGGAGATTACCCTTCCAACTGATCCTCTTCAGCACATTGATGGTGAAGGTGAGATTGCTCTATGTATTCTCTCTGCTGTCAATGTTGGTAAAGTGAAGTCTGACTCTGAACTTGAAAATCTTTGTGATCTTTCTGTCCGTGGTCTTGAAGAACTTATTGACTATCAAAAGTATCCTATCATTGCTGCAGAGGTTGCTACAAAGGCACGTAGGTCCCTTGGAATTGGTTTTATTGGTCTAGCACACTATCTTGCTAAACTTGGATATAACTACTCATCTCAAGAAGCATGGAATGCTGTTCATGGACTTTCTGAGTCTTTCCAATATTATTTGTTGAAGTCTTCCAATCAGATCGCAAAAGAGAAGGGTGCCTGTGATTATTTCTCTCGTACTAAGTATGCGGATGGTATTTTGCCAATCGATACATACAAGAAGGATGTAGATGAGATCACCACTCAGGAGTTAGTGCATGATTGGGAAGGTCTTAGAGCATCTATCGTGGAACATGGACTCAGGCACTCAACATTGTCCGCACAGATGCCATCGGAGAGCAGTTCCGTTGTGTCAAATGCCACAAACGGAATCGAACCACCTAGAGACTTTTTGTCCGTTAAGAAGTCAAAGAAAGGACCTCTTAAGCAAATTGTTCCGCAGTATCATTCCTTGAAGAATAATTACACCCTATTGTGGGAAATGCCTGACAATAAGGGTTACATAAATGTAGTGTCTGTGATGCAAAAATTCTTTGATCAAGCCATATCTGGTAATTGGAGTTACAATCCAGAAAATTATGAGAACAATGAAGTACCAGTTTCGGTCATGGCAAATGATCTTCTAACTACATATAAGTATGGGTGGAAAACATCATACTATCAAAATACTTATGATAATAAGACCGATGAGGTCATTGATGAAAAACAATCTAAATTAGATGCACTAGTTGCAGAATTAAGTCAAGTAGAGGAGGGGGAGTGTGAATCCTGTGCAGTTTAAACTTTCTGAAGATACAAAAATTGATGGAATGACCGTATTCAATACGGAAAATGTGGATACCAAAAAACAACCAATGTTCTTTGGTAAACCTCTGGGAGTCCAGAGATATGATTCATACAAATATCCCATCTTCGATAAACTAACCACCCAACAATTGGGATACTTCTGGAGACCTGAGGAGGTATCTCTCCAGAAGGATCGTGGTGACTATCAAACATTAAGACCAGAACAGAAGCACATCTATACTTCTAACCTGAAGTATCAGATCATGCTTGACTCCGTTCAAGGTCGTGGTCCTGGAATGGCATTTATTCCATATTGCTCACTTCCTGAGTTGGAAGCATGTATGGAAGTATGGGGATTTATGGAGATGATCCATAGTCGTTCATACACATATATTATTAAGAACGTCTATTCTGATCCATCTGAGGTATTTGATAAGATTGTCACTGATGACCGCATTCTAGAACGTTCTAAGAGTGTTACACAGGCATATGATGATTTCATCAATAGTGCTCAACTATGGGGCACTGGAAATATGTGGAAAGAAGATTTCCGCAATTCACCTACATCCCAATGGGAAATCAAAGATGTTAAAAGAAAACTTTACCGAGCAGTCGCAAACGTTAACGTTCTTGAAGGTATTCGGTTCTACGTTAGTTTTGCTTGTTCTTTCGCCTTTGGTGAACTCAAGCTCATGGAAGGAAGTGCTAAAATCGTCTCACTCATTGCAAGAGATGAAAACCAACACTTAGCAATCACTCAAAACATTTTGAATAAGTGGAGAACTGGAGATGATCCAGAGATGAAAGAAATTGCTAAAGAAGAGGAAGAATGGACTTATGCAATGTTTGATAACGCAGTAAATGAAGAAAAGAAGTGGGCAGAGTATTTGTTTAAAGATGGATCTATGATTGGTCTAAATGATAAACTACTCAAAAACTATGTTGAGTGGATTGCTAATCGTAGAATGAAAGCAATTGGTCTCAAACCAGTATATGATATTCCTGCTAAGTCTAACCCACTACCTTGGACAGAACATTGGATCTCCTCCAAGGGTCTCCAAGTTGCACCACAGGAGACTGAAGTAGAGTCCTATGTGGTAGGTGGAATTAAACAGGATGTAAAGGCAGATACTTTCTCTGGATTTAAACTATGATGGGGCAAACTGAATAAACAGGAAAGAGACCTTCGGGTCTCTTTTTTTGTCTAAATATGCTAGACTGAATGCATATATGAATGGTTGACTATGAAAACCCGTGGTTGTATTTGGAGAGACCTTTTACTAGTGATGATATTGGGGACCACTTCGGCTTTGTTTATCTCATTACCAATCTCACAAACCAACGACAGTACATTGGGAGAAAATATTTTTGGTCGTTTCGAAAACCAAAAGGAAAAAGTAGAAGAGTAAAATCTGAATCTGACTGGAAAAAGTATTATGGATCTTGTCCAGAGTTAAAGGATGATATTGATAAAATAGGAAAAGAAAACTTTAAACGACAAATTCTCTCACTTCATACCACAAAGGGGCAAACAAATTTTGAAGAAACCCGTCAATTGTTTATAAACAATGTTCTGACAGAATCTTTGAATGGGTTTCCTGCATATTATAATAGCAATATTTTAAGTAGATATTTTAGGAAAGATTATTATGGAAACACTTGATAAACTTTTTAGACATTGTGCTCAAGTTAATGAAGACGCAATTGAGGAAGGGTATAATGAACACATTCTAGTAGTTAAAAATATTTTAAAATACCCAGAAAAAATGTTTGAGTTTCAGAAACTCTTATCAAAATGGGAATCTAGAGGAAATTCTAAACCTGGAATTGGATCTTTACAACTCCCATATTGGACTGCAAATTATATTGGAGAGGAATTGATAAGACAGTTGGAAGACGAGGATGTGTTTATGGCGCCAAATGCAAGTACATCTGAATTTTATTACTTTTATCATAATAATATTTGTCTTGATGCCTCAATAGATACTTTAATATCTAATAATTGCGTTCTACCTCATACCGATCCATCAGATGATGGTATGTGCATGATTGGGTTGATAAATTTGAACAATAGACCCGTTAGAACGGGATTTTGGAAATATAAGGGTAGTCTTATAGAATATGATGAAGAAATAGCTCAAGATTATACTAACTATGCAGCAAATATAAATCCTTCAAATTATGATGAAAAGGTAAACAATGGAATATTGGATAAAGCATTTGAAGTTGAATATGGATATAATGATGCTATTTTTTATAATGCTAGATTATTTCACAATCCAGTTATAGATACATATTATACTAGAGAGAATCCACGAGTTATGATGAGACTTTGTTTTATTCTTAGATTTGACGAACCTCAAGAAGAGTGCTATCATGAATAAGTCGCAAAGGAGTAATGGAATCTGAAGTAATCAACTCTGTTTCATTTATAATTGAATGGGCAAAAGAACGTCTTATGGACGAAACCTTGAGCATGGAAGATGCTGCAGCAATTGCAAGAGAGTTTCGAGAGTGGTTGGATTCTGATGAAATTGATCTCCTTTACCTTGACAGACTCGACTAAGTATTCTATAATATACAGGTCCAGGAGAGTTGTCCGAGTGGTTTAAGGAGCAGCACTGGAAATGCTGTAAGGGGGCAACCTCTTCTAGAGTTCGAATCTCTAACTCTCCGTTGACAATTCAACCAGTCTCTGATATGATTGTCCCATGACTCAGTAGCTCAGTTGGATAGAGCATCTGCCTTCTAAGCAGTTGGTCGGGGGTTCAAGTCCCTCCTGAGTCGTTGTCCTTCTTTCATTATGGACCCAATCAATCCAATAAAAGTTTTAAT